CTCTAGGTAAAGGACATTCTTCACAAACAAAGTCAATATCTTCAGATTTGTTTTTAGGTGAACCGTATACTGCAAATTTTATAACTGTGTCATTACTTTTACGTAACGATCCTAACACATTACGCATAGCATTTCCAGTATTAATACTATCGTCAACTAGCAATACCCTTAACGGATTACTAGGAATGTCTGATGGCACTGTAACTTTTTTATTTCTAATATACCATCTGTTAGAATTATAACCATCAACGTCAACGAATGGTAATTGTAAGTGTGTAGCAATTAAACTTGCAGGCAACATTCCTGAACGAGGTATGCCTACTACTAAGTCAATATTCAAAGAGCGTATTTTATCTAGCTTGTTTACAATTGCTAAATTTAAATGTTCTATAGACCTAAAGTTTAACACCACAAACCCCCATATTGATCCAGCCGTGGTCATAACCTCTTACTTCACTACTATCCATATCTCTAATATTTTTTAAGCCTGCTTTTTCAAAACATTGTTTTAAAAATTTAGGCGTCCATATTACTCTATGTAAGTTCGAGTCATAATCACCAGATCTTGGATAACTCATTATCCGACCACTTGCCCACAAATAAGGATCGTCCTTTAGCATAGCAAGTACTTTTTTATTATTCCATTCCTTAATAGGAGGGCCTATCCATTTTCCTGTTTCTTCGTATTCTACTAATGATTTAGCAATAGCATACCCGTTCACAGTCCAAACTTCTAAGGAACCTCCAGGCTTAACTACCCTTGCCCATTCATTAATAGTATCTTCAACTTGATACCATTGTATATGTTCAATACAATGTGAACTATACACAATGTCAAAAGTTTTATCACTAAATGGTAGCTTTCTAGCGTCACCTTCGTGGTCTGCTCCGCCTTCGGTACGTTGTCCTTCACCTAGATTTAAACTTTCAAATCCTTTGATCGGTTTTTTTCCCGGTCCTATTTCTAAACATCTCAAAGACTTGCATCCTCCATGCCCGCTACACGTAGTTTAACTACGTTTGTAATTTGCCACTGCTTTTGATCGAGTGCTTTTAGGACACCTAGCCATTTATTACGTAGTAGTGCAAATTCGTTAATAATTTTTTCATAGTCAACAACGTCTGCCTCACCGTCAACGTATTTTTCAACGTCACGGCTTGACAGAGCTCGTTGATAATTTTCAAGATATTTTTTGAAGTATGAACTACGCAATCTACGTAGTTCTATATTGAGATAGTTTAGTATAGCTTCAATCTCTTGTAGTTGATTAAAGCGATGCTCTACGATACCAGGCATAGCTGCTGCTGACTTTTCAACATTACCGACAAGTTTACATTCTTGTTTTGCGTCTGATAGTTCTTTTTCGTAGTGTGCTACTGCATTTGGTATTTTACCAACATCACGAGATATCTCGCTATACCAACCCATATATCAATCCCATTCTTCGTCTATTTCATCTTCTTGGTCAATATCTAAATAATAATTTATAGCATGATCGAGATGTGTATCTGTGCCTAATAGTTCTGTAAAAGTCACATCGCTAATTCCATAATCTGCAAGTAAATCTACAAATCTTTCGGCTGCCATTTCGATATGTTTTTTATCTAGATACTCTTTAAAAAGCATCCATACGTCTGCAATTTGTTCTTCATTCATTAGTGACTGGTTCCTCGGTTAAATTATCATCAGTTGCTTCATCGTCAACCTCAGCGGTATTTACCACAGATGCTTCTTTTACCAAGTAATCTGACATTACAGTATCAAGTAATGCTCCAGTCCATTTCTTACGGTAGTCTAGTAGTTCTTCGCCTTCGCTTGTAACATATTTTAAACGATTACCGCTCTTTTCAATTACACCCTTTGCTTCAAACAAATCTACTAGTCCACTGTAAGGGTTCATACCAGTTTCATAAGGAATCTTAACCTGCACACCTTCAAACGGTTTTGCATAGCGTGTCTTCATTACTTTACAACCAGCACGAATACCCATAACTTGACTAATCTTATTGCCATCTTCATCTTCTTTTAGTTTCAATTTCTTCATTGCAACTACGATACTTGATGCATAGATAAAGCCTTGTCCGCCACTGATCTTATCATCTGGATCAAACATATCCTGTGACGCATAAGTGTGGTTAGTACATACTAAGCCTACGTTGTGTGAGCCAATCATGTTAACTGTGTTACGTACAAGTGATGTTAGTGCTTTAGGCTTACGACCCATATCGCCTTTCATATCGCCTTTGTTAAACTGATCAACGTCTGTAGGTGTTAGCAACATACCCAAACTATCAATTACAAACAATACTTTAGGACGGTCTTCTTCAGGCATAGCCTTATAGTCTGTCATAAACGTACTGATAGTCTTTGCTACATCGTCAATCATTGACATGTTTAGTTTAAGTAGTTTTTCTTCTGATGTGTCTACGTCTAGTGCGTGTAGCCACGATTCATCAAGTGCGTTCTCTGAGTCAATAAGAACTACAAAGATGCCTTGCTGTTGTGCTTCTTTTACAATGTTGCCTGCACAGATATATGATTTGCCTGCGCCAGACTCTCCTGCAAAAACAGTTACCTTACCCATTGGAACACCTTTGTTAAAGTCTCCTGAGATAAGATAGTTGAGTGCAAAGTTACCTGTACTAATCCAATCAGTAGGGTCATTAAAACCTGCACTCATACCTGTAATGGATTTAGTTAACGAAGTTCGAAACTTCGTAGGATCAAATGCTTTTGATGCCATGTGTTTCTCCTATCTAAAAAGTTGGGCAACTAAAAAGGGTTGCTTTATAAGGATGCAACCCTTTTAGCTTGCTGTTATTACTGTCCTTGACGTGCTCTAATCATTGCTAGAATGTCTTGAGCGTTGCCACCTTCTGCTGGAGCCGCTTCAGCCGCTGGTGCTGGAGTTGCTGCCGGTGCTGCCTCTGCTACTGGAGCAGGTGCTGCCTCAGGTGCTGGTGTCGCTGCTGGAGCAGGTGTAGTAGCCGCAGGAGTCGTGTTAGGATCACCTGTACGCTGTGCCATACCTGCTGGACGGAAGTATTGTCCCCAACGATCCATATCAAATGCTTCACCGTCTACTGACGCTTCAAACATTTCTTGCATGACCTTTAGTTCTACTTCGCCTGGCTTTTTAGGTAGGAAGTCTGACATATTAAACAGACCATGTGTATTGACTGCTTGCATTTCTGCATCATTTAGTGGACGCTCTCTACGTGCCCAGTTTGATGTTGAGTAATCTGCATAACCGCCTTTTGAAGTTTTGTTAAGACGGAAGTCTACACCTGCTGTGTAATCTGTTGGTAACTCTTCCATATCAGGATCCATAAGAGCCTGTTTAATGATCTGGAAGATTTGTGGACCAATGATAAATCTACGGATTGGATTTTCCGGAGTTTGGTCGTCTGCTAGTGGATTATCCACTACAAAGCCTTGGAAAATATAAGAACGTTTCTTCCAATACTTACGACCCATGTCTTCTAAACTTGGATCTTTGAACCAGCCACGTACTTCATTAAGAATGTTACATGTCTCGCCGTACATTTCCATACATGGGATTTGTACTTGTACTGGACGTGAATCAGTTTCGCCTTTTACGCCTGCGAACGGAAGTTTAATTACCAAACGCTCTTTCCAAAAGAAAGTATTGTCTGAATCGCCATCAGGAAGGAAACGTAGCGTTGAGCTATCGCCTTCTTTCATATTCCAAAATGGGTAAATTCCGTTATCACCGCCGCCTGAGCTATTACCGCTTGTGCGTGATTCTTGTTCTTTGAGCTTTGCTCGGATTTCTGCTAATGATGCCATAGTTGTGCCTCCTATATGTTTTGCCTATTGCATTGTGCCTTATTTTGTATAGCACATTACATACTATACAGTGTTATTTATCAAATGTCAAGTGTTTTTTTTAAAAAAAGACTTTATTTTCAAGGATATTCAGTTGCACCAGTAGCATCAATAGCTTGTGCACCTGCTATAGCTGCTGCTCCTGCTGCTGCGTTACCGCCTATGTCAGCATCTGATGTTCTTTTTCTTGCTGCTGCCCAAAGTCTGCGGAAAGTATTAAATGTCATTGCAGCTACTCTTGTTACTCCGTAAAAGATTACAAAATCACGAATTGCTATTGCTGCTTCTGGACCTACTTTTTCTTTTAATTCTTCATAGTCTGTAAGTGATCCGCCGCCGTCGACATATTCTTGTATTGCGTAATATATGTCCACTGCTGTCCATATTGCTCCAATTGCCGTTACAACAGGCACGATATAAGGAACAAGCGCCATAAAAGCAATCTCGTCTATACGTTCTTTATTTTCAGATATTATCTCTCTAACAAGCATTCTTTATAGTCCTGCTAGTCTTTTCAGTTCGTCTGATTCTTTTTTGTATTCATCTTTGATACGACCTAGTTCTTCTTCGCTTGCTCCTTCGCGACCTGCTTGTGCAAGTTTGGCCATACCTTCTTTGCCGTATTTCTTTTTTCCAGTGTAATACTGTAAACCTGACTCGTCTACATCAGTATCTCTGTACCCCATAACTTCTGCTACTTTGTTATTAATACGCTCTATAAATTGTTTAGCAGGTTCAATAAATTTTTCACCATAGTCTTTTTCTACCATAGTAAGAACTGCTGTTTCGCCTTTTGGAAACTGTCCAGTTGTATAATCAAAATAGCTAAGAATAAATTCTCCTAAAGGTGTTTTAGGATTATCCGCTACTACTTCTGCTTCGTCTTTTTTCATTTCTTTATATTTTGCAGGATCTCCCGTGCCACCGCAGTCCGGACAACTCTTAGGACATGTTGAATCACAGTCATTTGATTCACTAAACTGACCCATCATTTCTTCGAATGCATTTTCAATCTGTGATTCATAATTTGAAAATCCTCCCGGTGGCAAACCTCTGCTTGCACCGTCTGGTCCTGTTCCCATAGAATATGGCATTTTTAAAATTTGTCCAACTTGTAATTGTTGCGGATTAGAAATTTTATTCATCTTCATAATTTCTTTAACAAATTCTTGCACATCACCGCCCATGTTATTTTGATCGTTAAACATTTGTGCAATACTAAAAATAGTCATACCTTGACGTACCTTAACAGTTTCAGCAGGACCTTGAATATTATCTAAATTACCTTGTCCTTCATCTGTTATTGCTTCATCTGTTGTACCGCTACGTGTAGTAAATCCGCTTTTTAATTCTTGGTATACATCTTGTAGTTCATTATGGAACTGATGTCCAAAGCCGCTCTTTCTA